TGCTACTACGGCTAAAAAAATTACAGTAAAAATCGTTGCGCGTTCAAACATGATGGATAGAGTCTTCTGTTTTAGATAGGAAAATGTCTGTCCATCTGGAGGCATTTGAATGGACGGGCGAACCAAAGCGTATTTTTATTGCTGGTTCTCTCAACGAGGCAGTACAGATTTTCCTACGGATTCAACAAGAACTCTTATTTCGTGGAAGGCGTTGTTTAGTACTTACAGATGATCTTAAATCGGGACAACGTCTACGGATTTTTCAAGAGAATTGGGATTTTATTATTCGGATTCGGGGAAATCTTGATTATTCACTCTTTGCATCCTATTTACAAAATGCCGGTAAACCGATTTCAGTTCTTTGGGTCGGCTCCGAAATACCTGGTGTCTTACTCAAAAAGTTTGAGACAGTTTATTGGGTCTGTATCAGTAGTGGATTACCAAGTGTGCGTGATACCTATTATACTTTTCTAAGTCCTACACTGGCACCATTAAAATATAAAGATTGGTTTTTAACACAACAAACTCCACAAGGTGCTGCGATACTTGATAGTCTTGAGGAATTTAGGGAAAAAAAGGCGGGGCTTGTAGTGTGTCCGAATCGTACCGTAAAATGGTATGATGCGGATTCTAAAACACGAGGAGCCGAGATTGGAGTCGAGGATGTTTGTGAAGTACTCAAATGGTGTACGGGTCAACTTGAAGGGTCAGACGATTAAGCCATGCACGGCTTCTGTCCCTTGCCAGTACCGCACGCTTCGAACCCTTCGTAACCCATGGAGTAACGCCACATACTCTTGTGTGAAAAGTGGTAAACTAACGCAAACACTACGCCGTGAACGATCGCGACTGTCAACTTGGAACCTCCAGGCGGCAGACGCAGGAGGAGACCGGGCGTTAGAAGAACGAACAGAAGGGCAGTGAAGAAGGTCATAGTCCAGTTCATTTTATTCTATACTTAACCAAAAGATTTAGTTCAGTATAGAGACTTAATAAAGAAATTTATTTATGCTCGTTAGCTTTCTTATTGCTTCTTGAAAAGCTTGAACTCGCTCATGCTCGTTAGCTTTCTTATTGCTTCTTGAAAAGCTTGAACGTGCCCTTCTTGGCGACATAGCCTAACTTACGCAGCTTCTTGATCGCCTTGAGCCCCGCGGCGTGCTTGCGACGGCTCACAATCTTGCCCTTGTGACGCATCAGGTCCTTCTTGGTGAGACCACCGGACGTGTGACGCGCCGTGCCATGCCAGACCTGCGCCTTGGAACCAGACGCCATCTTGGCACCACCCACCGTGTGGTTGCCACGGTTCTTGCGCGTGCGACGACCACCACCAGCAGTTACAGTAAGAGCCTTAGGATCCATTATATTTAGAACTGACAAAATATTTACGCAGTGGCTTTTACGCAGTGGCTTTTACGCAGTGGCTTTTACGCAGTGGCTTTTACGCAGTGGCTTTTACGCATGGCTCTTCTTCTCCGAATCCGAAAGCTTGCCCCACATCTCACCAAGCTTCTTTCCCATTTGCGGAACCTTCATGCCAGGATTATCCTTCATGAGCTGAGGACGCATCTTATTCGCAAACTTCATGTAGCCACTCAGTTTACGCTTGCCACCTTCCTGCTTATTCTTCTTTGTCTTATTACGCTTGCCACCTGCGGGAACAGGATTACCCGAAGAGTCTATCGGATTACCATTCCTATTTTTGTAAGTAGGTAAAACACTTTCAGACTGTTTCGCGGAATTAATGCTATTACCTGATGAATCATCCACCATAAGAACAGAATCATATGATACTTTATATTTATCACCATTCTCAAGTGTTAATGTCTTGCCATTAAATGAAGCCATTTCTACTAATGGGTTATATTTACATTTCTAATCTCGGAGTTTCTCCCTTGCGAATTCGAGCAATTAAATTCCTTATTTCTTTCGGGTCGTAGACACCAGCAAAATGAACAAGAAAATCGCCCTGCGTCCAAAGTGGCTGTCCTTCAATCCCTCGGAGAAACGCATTGAACTTCTTATGATCCGCCGTAATCTCCGTTTTAAGAAAATCTGCTTCGCATTCATCAATAACTTTAATCATAGCAGCATTCTCCCACCAAACATGATATAAATAGTCTGTTCGTTTCCATACTTTCGACCAGAACTCACGAATCCATGGAGTATTTCGGAAGAGAATATTGCCGGAGTTAATATGACCGCATGCGTCCAGTGTCATCAAAAGGTCCTTATTTGCTGGAAGCAGTGGAATCATACAGTCTTCAAGGCGAATAGCAGGATTTGTAATAAAAACATCTGCATCCGAGAGCCAGACCAAAGCACCTTCAGGCAGAGAAGAGAGGATAGCCTGAACAAAAGGAATCTTTGACCACGGAATAGGACGCTCACGATCCCAAAACTGTTCACCGCCTTGTATGTAGTTGTAGTTATGCTTCTTTGCGTACTCCAGTTTTGATTGTAGAGCTTCAGCCAGCCCAGTACGATAATCTTCACCTATCACAAGAGTGAGTATAGTCACACTCATTTGCTGAATATATGTTGAAATCTTAAAGTAGGTTAGTAAAAATTTGAATTTGGATTTACCCTTTGAGTTTGTAAGTATATTATGTCAAAGGAGCGCTTCGAATATTTTAAGAATAAAGATGGAGAGTATCTTTGTAAGTTTTGTGATAAGGTATGTTCCAAGCAGAGCACAATGCATATGCATTATAAGGCAAAACACTCTGGAGAACTTCCCTTTGCGTGTGAAATCTGTAATCGCCGCTTTTCACAGAGGCAGATTCTAGACCTTCATACACGAGCTCGTCATACAACCGATGATAAAGGAGAGATGTTTCAGTGCCCTTGTTGCGACTTTGAGTCTTCGAGTTTTGCAAATCGGATTATTCATTTTACTCGAAAGCATTGTCGCGAGTTTCTTGATGATATGAAGGACGGTACAGGTAATGAGATTACTTGTACAGAGTGTCAAAAGACATTTAAGAGTAGTACAGCGTTTTACTATCACGCAGGTAAGTGCCTTGATTCAATCCAGGGTGTTACTATTCCACACCTCGATGAAGTGCTTACAGTTGGTTGATTTAATCATCTTTCAGATTGTTCATTTCATGAATAAGACCATAAAGGTGATACCCGCCAGCTCCAAACGCAGCGATGAGTAGCAATTCATAATAAGGGGTCTCTGTATTTTTTCCTTTCATTCCAATGGTAATGAGAAGAGGTCCAATCAAAAAGAAGTGAATTGCACTAATCCAAAACATCGGTGATGAATTTACATAACGAATATATGCCTTATATCCATGATATACAGTTACGACAATACCAAGAACTAATAGAGTTGTAAACACTTCATTCGGCGCAGCACTGCGTTGAAGTCCCACATAGAGAAAAAAAGGAACTACAAATAAAAGATGAAAAAGTGCTAAAATAACATGTACGTTCATGCTAAGATTCTAAGTAGAGCACGGCTATTTTCAAGTGCTCCTTCAATCCATGCCTGTTTCAGAGAGAAACTTTCACCACAAATATAGAGATTTGGAAGGGCATCAAATGGTTGAAGACTTTGCTGACTTGCTTTCACTGGGTCATAGAGACCGGGTGTCCAATAGCTCGCACCTGATTCCCACGGATGTGATTTTACAGTCATTGGATATGGAATCTCCTTTTCAGGAAAGAGTCGCCGACATTCATCTGTAAGTAGTTTTCCTAAGACCTGTTCATGAATGGGTTTCGTTCCTTTAGCAATATTTGACCAGACTATCGAATCACCAGCATCCGTGTAGGAAATCATAACAATACCTTTATCGGGGCGAACAGGAATAAAGAAATGAAGATGTGTCTTTGTCACAAATTTAGGAATATTTTCACACCAGAAACTACCATCTTTATTTGGCGGAAATACAGCATAGATTCGATGGAGGGGTTCCATCTTTACAAACTTAAGCAAAGGAAATGATTTGAAGATCGGTATTTTTTTAAGAGCATCAGCGTGAAGAGCACAGATGACCGTTTTTGCCTGAACAGTAATAATGCTTCGTTTATCATGTAAACTTGGACTTCCAGTGCTAAACCAAAGGGTCATGGAACCATCGAGTTCAGGTGCGAGATTTTCAAGTGTGTAGTGTGTATAAATCTTAACACCATGTGACCGACACTCTTTCTCTAAGCCATGTATAATTGAGTCGAGTCCCTCTTTACAAACCGTATACCCACTACTTGTGCCCATTTCTTCTGTAAAACTACGTATCGCAAGATCAGCACGTAAAGTACAGAGTTCTGCACGATACGCAAACGGATTTGTAAACTGCTTTGCCTTTGCTTCACCAAAAATACGAATTAAAATCTCCATCAGTGTATGAGTTCCAAGAATATCATCAGGGAGCATTTGAACGAATGGAAGCCATGTGCGCAGGCTATCATCAAATGGATTTGGAATCATAGGAGAACCATATGTTTCAAGCCAACCAATTTCATTAGAAATCGGTATTTCATGGAGACCATATTTATGTATAAGTTCGCGTGTCATATGATGAGTATGATGAATACGACCCGCGCCTTCTTCCCATTGTAGTTTCTTATCATGATAGGTCAGAATACGACCTCCAAGAACTCTGTATTTTTCAAAGACAGAGATCATTGCTTTTGGATGACGCTTAGCGAGTTCACATGCTACATAGAGCCCCGCGACTCCACCTCCTACAATGGCGTAGTCTAGAACCATTCACTTAATAAAGACGGAGTTAATCCAATTCATTACTTTCTCCGTATCCGCGCTGGTTATTTTATCGAGATACTCACTTTGCTGAAGCGCAACAAAGGTTGGAATCTTCGACACTTGGCAATAACCAGGTGTATACTTATTTTGGTCAATGTCACATTTGTAGAAGGCTACATGGGGAAATGCCTGAACAATCTGCTTATGATTTAGGTCACGGCAGTATCCGCACCATTCAGCTGTAAAATAGACGATTACATATTTAGGCATTACCTTAATACGCTCATCTTTTCCACGACCGAGTAGAGCTTCAAAATACTTATGATCCGGGAGGGGTGTCATTGCGTACATCGGGTGGGACATCGTCGTTATTTTCTTGCGTTGAGGATTTATTTGATTTACTAAATCGCGCCCATGTAAGCCCAAGAGCTCCAATAAAGACAATAAGTGCCGTCCCAAAGAATACATATGAACTTACATCGGCAGCGATGTCTAGTGCGCCGCCCTTTTGCGCAGCAGCAGCACGAAGTACATCTGGATCTGTAAAGGCTGAAACAGAATCAGCTGCAGCCACAATTTGTGGCGCCTTTTCCACAAGTGCTACGGTATCCTTGGCTGCGGCAACAGCTGGCGGGACTATCTTTTGAACTGCTTCAATCGCAGGAGGTACAATCTTTTCAACTGCGCATTTTGTATTCACTACAAGACCAAGTGCTGACTGTATAGGTCCTAAAAAGGGTGCAAAGGGTGCCGAAAACATACCAAATAGAGTTTCCCTTGCTTTTATCTTCTCATAGGCACTCGGTGTCATGACATTTTGCGCTGCGCCTGTTGGTTGCCAATAAAGTGTCGCAGGAAAGAAACGCGGTGTACCCTCTACAAAGAGGGACTTTGTGTCATAGAGTAAATAAAGTCCGCAATAGGCTGACCAGATAATTGAAAAAAATGCCAGTATTCCAGTAAGTGTAAAGATGAGCATCATAAGACCTCCAATAAAATCTCCAGATGCGAACTGACTAATACCAAAAGGAAGACCAATAAACGCACAATATAATAAAAAGAAAATGGGTCCAGGAGTTTCATCAGGGGCTGCTCCACCTTCACCATGAAAAATACCTGTACCAAGACCTCTGCGACCAAAAAAGGGAAGCGAGAGTCCATATTTTTCAACGGATTCCCAATCACCAAATGTCTGGACAATGTCATAGATCCACCAGAATCCAAGACCCAGAATATTTACAAGAACTTTAAGAACAGCTGTTC